ACAACTGATAATTAAAGGCTTTTTAGATAATTTAGATTAAAAATGAATTTATTGAAGGAGAAATAAATAATATGATAAAAAAAGAAATATACCCAAAGACTAAAAGGGTCAAATGCAATAACAATTACTTCCAGATAACTGAAAAATTAGATGGTAGTAATTTAGTTATATTCAAGTTAAATGATGAATTGTATTTTGCACAAAGAAATAATATATTTAACGTAAATGAAATAGAAGATAACAAAGGTATGTTATACAAAGGCTTATTCCAATGGATATTAGATAATAAAGATACATTACAAAAAGAACTTAATAACAATAGTGCATTATGTGGAGAATGGCTCGGTATGGGCAAAATAAAATATACAATAGATGAATTTGATAAAAGATATTACATGTTTGCAAAAGCCAATATATATGACGATATGAATCTTACAAACATACTTTACGACCATGATTTGTTTATTTACCCATTTATAAGTCAAAAGATACCTAGTTGTATCGGCATTGTACCAATAGTTAAAAGAATAAATTGTACACCAAATAAAGACTACTTAGACGCTATATATGAAAGATACACAGAAAAAGTTAACAGAAAAGTAGAAGGCTTTGTTATTGATTACAAAAACATGATAACAAAATATGTCAGAATGAAAAATGGAAAAATGCAAGAACATTTTGACAGAGGGGAATAACAATGAGTAAATATATAGATTACGAGCCTATACATGTAGATGAAATAGACTATAATAAGTGTAAATGGCTTATAAATGAAGTATGTTGTTTTGCGGATAGTCCATATGTAGCAGATTATCCATACCCACGTTGTAAATGTGAAGATGATACATATTGCAAATGCTATGAAAAGGAAGATGGTAAATTATGAGTGAAGAATATAACAAAACACTACCAAGTAAAGAAAAATATAACAAAGCACTATTAAGTAAAGTAGATGATTTAAAACTAGCTTTACAATACTATATAGACAGAACAAATCAATTAGAACAAGAGTTAAATTATTATAAAAAATCATATGAAAATAGAGTTGAAAAATATTACGAGTTAGAACAAAGAATTTATAGACTAGATTTTATTAGTAAAGATAAAATAAGAGCAAAAATAAAAGAGTATAAAGGGTTAAAAGAAATTGATAAAATGGCTTATGAAGAACAAATAAAGCCTTTACAAGAATTATTAGAGGAGGAAGCAAGTAAATGAAATTTAAAATAAATAATAGTATTTGGGAAATAAAAGAAATAACAGACGAAGAAATGCAATATGATAAAGGTAGAAGTGGTTATTATACACATGGATATACTTGTTATAGTGAAAATACTATTTATATAAATAAAACAAGTCCAGAAAAGCAAAGAACATTAAAACATGAATTAACACATTGTTGGTTATATATGTATGGACACAATCAAGATGACAAAGAATTTACTAATGAAGATGTTTGTGAAATAGTTGCATGTATTAATGATTTTATAAATGAAATATTAAATAAATATTTTAATGAGGATAAATAAATGATAATAAGTGAAAAGCAAAAAGAATATATTAGAAATGCACACCATCGATATTGCATAAAAGTTGGTGCTAGAAGATGTGGTAAAACATACCTAGATATTTTGTATATGATACCAAAAAGAAAAAGAAAAAAATCAAGAACTTTTTAATGAATATAATAAAAGAGTTGCTACAATCATTAAATATGAACAAGGTATCAAATATTTTCTTGATGAAACAAATATATCAGATATAGAACCTTGTAACGTGTATACAATTGGAGGAAATTTGTTATTTGAATTAGAAGAATTATTGGAGGAATAAATAATATGAATATATATTTTATAATATTAATTTTATTACAATTTATGGGACTCGGTACAGATTTAGCAAGACACGGTAAAGAAAGAACAGTAAAAGATAATTTTTGGAGTAGTCTTATTGCTAAAATTATATCAATAACATTATTATATTTTGCAGTAAAAACAGGATTTTAAGAGGTGATACAAATGAAAAAATACATATACACAATAATAATATTTATAATACTAACATGTTTATTTATAATTAATGCAATAGCAGATGAAAAACAAAAAGAATATTTAGTTAATGAATATAAAAAAGTACAAGCTAGTAATACAGAGCTAGTTAAAGAGAATAAAGATTTAAAAGAAATGAATTTGCATTTAATAGAAGAAAATATCTCAATTGGTAAACAATTAGATAAATTTTTAGGGGAGTGATTGTTATGAATTTATTAAAATTATCTTGTATTATAAATATATTAGTTTATATTGTAATTATTCTTTTAACTTACTTAGATAGAAAAAGTCGCAAAGAATTTGAAACTGCATACATAGGTCTATTTCACGATTGTGAAAGAGTTAGCAAAAAAGTAAAAAAATTAAATGCTAAACTTCCAACTATCAATATCAATAAAATTAAAATTACTAATGACTTTAAAAATTCTAAAACTAGCACAAAAAAGATAGCTCGTAAACAAGAATATTTCAATAAACACAAAGAGTTTGACAGTGTTATATGTGTTAACAAAAATTATGTGCTTATTGATGGCTATATTACATACTTAATTGCTAAAAATAACAACTTTAAACAAGTAAAAGTAGTCATTAAATAAATTAATAAAAGGAGTTTACGTTTATGGAATTAAAACACGAAATTATCTCAATTAATACTGCTAAAAAATTAAAAAAATTTGATACATTAAAACGCAAATTAAATAAAGATTTTATATACTACAAAAAGAAAAAAAGCAAAGATGTTTTTGACAACTATGTGTCATCGATTTTGGCAAATTATATTAATGATTTAAAGGAGATTTTAAAAAATGAATAACTCTAATTTTGATAGCAAAGATATTAACGATATTAGTAAATTAGTTAAACAAGAGGGGAACTTTTATCTACTTAATTACAAGACTTTAGTTACTAAATTCTACAGAGACAATGACCTACGGTACTTGGAACTTCTATATTGAAATTCCTAGAAACCACTTCTTTACTACTGTCTCTAACACTAAAAGAACTTACCGCAAGGACATGAAAATACCTAGAAAAAAAATACTTACTCAGTTCCCTGAAATTACTTTCTTTAGACCTTTTAACAAGTATCACGATATTATGCTCCTTGGCGTTGCTTCGTTTCGGTATCTGCCCTTATGTCTACGTTGAACAACTCCAAGCCCTTGGCTCTTACAAGTTTAACTTGCTATCTTACGTTACTCTTAAGGACACTATCTCTAAGGCTAAAGAAATTATCGACTTTATAGTTAAATTATGCACCCCTCAGGAAATTACTAACCCTCACTTCTGTAAAAAATGCGGTGTCTATACTAAGTTTAGAAATACTAAAAACCTTTGCTATAACTGCTTCTATCTCTATAAGGCTAACAGGTTTGCTTACCATCTGCCTAAACCTGGTAATATTAAAGTTGTCTCTCGTAATCGGTGAAGAGTTCTACGTTTGCCACATCTGTCGGTATGCTCACTCACAGACTCTTTGCTCACGCTATGAAAAAACACAACGTCTCTCTTCAAGAATATATCGACTTATTTAATATAGATTTAAACAAATCTATTTCTTCTAAAGGAGGTTATTATAAAAATGATGAATACCCAAGACGAATCAAAAAATACCAAGCTGCTAAAAGAACAGCTCAACAAAAACATGAACAAAACAAAAACCAAGAACAATAATCATAATGTTGATAATGATGATAATTCAACTTCTAATTCCAACAACTCTCAAAACCAAGCACCTAACACTACCTCTAATAATAAATCTCAACCATATAATAAAAAATCCCTTATGCACCTCTCTAATTCCCAACATATCTCATCTGTCTTCGACTCTATGAACCAAAAAATCGATACCGCTATCGCTAATAACCCATCTAACTCCAATGTTAACCTTAAAAATTACCTTAACTCCGATGATAATAAAAAATTTCACCTCGAAATTATTAAACGCTCTTTTAAAGGCGACCACGCTCCTAAATTCATTACTCCCGATGACTTCGCTCCCGTTGTCGCTGACTATTTTAAACTTTGCTACGACTTTAACAAGCTCCCTACTATCACTCGGTCTTACTTCATTCGCTAATATATCTATCTCTACCTTCAATAAGTGGAAAGCTTCCCCTCAGTCACTTCTCTTCGATATAGCTAACTCCGTCTCTAACTTTATCCACGACCTTACTCTTAACGCTACTATCGAACGGTTCTTTGAATCCGCGCTTGTATCAGTTTTTGTCTCAAAATTGGTGGGGAATGAAATCGACGGATACTCAAACTAACGTGGTTCTAGTTAACAATAATCAGGACTCTGCTCAGCATAATCAGGACGTTCTTGACGCTCTTATCTCATCTCAGGATAATCTCGATTAAATGATGATTTGATAAAATGATAAAGTGATAAAATGATAATAGTTTGATGATTAACCCTCTTTACCAACGAAAGTTTGTGAAAAAAAATGACAACCAAATGGAACGTGTGGTATAAAAATGGGAAAAAATGGAAGGTAAAAACCACTCTGAACAGAATAAGAGGCACCAGAACGAAAAAAAATGGGTTCAAAGCTTAGAGAGAGAAGAGATACACGGTTTTTTCATTGGTGTCAGTATGTGACACCAATAATGGCCTTTTAGGTGTCAATATGTGACACCTATTATTGAAAAAATATAATACATGTGATATAATTTTATAAAAAAGAGGTGGTAAGGATATGAAAAATAAAAAAATGGTGATATTGGAACTTGAAACTGGAGAAATTGTAGATGAGTTAAATGAGGGAGATATAATAAGAAAAAAAACACAATTAGAGTATAGTAATAACAAGAAAAAATTAATAGATATGGACAATAATGGGAACTTTATAAAGGTGTTTAATCGAATACTATCAGAAATAGGGAGCGAGAATATGACAGCTAACGAGTATAAAGTATGTTTACGACTATTAGAATATATCGAATATGAAAGTGGAATATTAAAATATCCAAATACTGGTAAGCCATTAAGTTTAGCAGATATAGGAAAAATAACAGGAATGTCAAAGAGTACAACTATAAGAATCATGAAGACATTAGCAGGAAAAAGAATCTATGGAGTGCATAAGACAGGAAAAGAGAACTGTTATACAGTAAATCCGTTTATATTCATGAAAGGCAAGTATGTAAATAAAACATTGTACGACTTTTACAAGAATAGCAAATGGGCAAAAATATAAAGAGGGTTTACGACTATAAAAAATAAAAAAGCACTTACGACTATAGGACTATAAAAAATTTTCGCAAATACTTACGACTATAAAATTATATATCAAAAAATATATAGAAAAAAAGAGTTAAAAAAAGTGTGTCAAAAATGATACATAAAAAAGACACAAAAAAATGATATAAAAAAACAAGATATCTAAATACAAAATAAAAACCTCTTTAAACAAGCGAGATTATGTTTAGAATTGATTTTTATATCTTAATATAGTAATTATATTCTTGAAATATAAAAATGCCTTAAATTGGCGCACAGGAGCTCACAATTAAAAAACAAAATAAAATCATATTTTAACATATATGTGTATAAAGTTGTAGAAGTCAAAATAAAGCGCTTTTGTATCTAAGTAATGAAATTATACCCTTAAAATACAAAAATGCTTTAAAATTGAAATATGGAAGTGCGAGAGGTATTTAAAATGTAAAAATGTATAATGAAACAAAATAAGCATAAAAAAAGAGGGATTATTCCCCTCTTTACACTTTCTTTTCTAGCTCCTCTTTATTAATTCAAAAAATGATGTTGCAAACATTATAATTATAAAAAGAATTACACTCATAATATACCTCCTTACTAGTCTTCTAACATCTCTTTTTTACTCATTGGTTTGAATCCGTTTTGCTTTAAAAATTCGTTAATGTGTCTTGCGGTTGTTTGCGAATACCATCCATAAATATGTGGTATGTTTTTGTCCAGGTCTATTATTGCTACTATTGTGTCATAACTTACTAAGTATAACAAGTTAGCTTTTACAATACTATCATATTTTTCATATACTCTTGCTTTTTTGTAAAAACTTGTTCTGCTATCATATCTTGCTTGTAAATATTCTCTGAAAAATTCATCTTTTACTATGTTGTCATATCTTTCAATTATTTTATATTTATTCATTTTCACCACTCCTCTTAAATATCTTCTATTAATTCTTCTATCTCTTTGATGTAGTCTTCTATTTTTGTGTTACTGTCTTCTTTTCCTGATATATTTAATATTTCATCATACACCGCGTCGCTTATCTCTTCTACATCTAAATTTGAAAGGATTAAATATTCAATGATATCATCTAAGTTATTGTAACATGTTTCTTGAAAATAAAGATATTGACCTTGTCGGAATAGCCCTATTAAATCAAAATTATTGCCATCTATTCCAAACTCATTTATTGCTTGCTCGATGTAGTATTCATTATCCTTTGCCCACTCCCACAAATCACTGTTGTATATATCCACGTTATTATCACATACTTCTGTTATAATATCACATATATACCCGTTGCTATAATCAGCAAAACAATATAAAATTTCTTCTAATTCGTATTTATTTTCTAGTTCTTTTCTTCTTTCTTTTACATTTAACATTTTTCATCACTCCCTTATTTTTCTATTAATACTTTTACTTTTTTTGTGTATGTTTTCTCTTCCTCTTCTATCTTGTAATTATCTAGCATGTATTGACACTCTTCCACTAAATCATCGCACAATTTGTCAAAATCTTGTACAAGCTCCACCATTTTAACAAGTTCGCTTTTATATTGTTTTAGAGTATAGTTTGCGTTGTGTAACAATGTTTTGAATTCTTTGTATGTATCAGCTTCAAGTATAAAATCCTGTTGATAGTTGTCAAAAATATGTTTGTTATCTTCTTTATTTGCGAGTACTAAGTAACCGCCGCTTCTCCCGTTGAAAAATACTCTGTAATTTTTATGTTCTTGCTCCCACTCTTCAATTAAACAATTAAGAGTAAAATAATCATCTAACTGTAACATCTCTAACAATTTCCACTCGTCGCCTTCTATATCTAAGTTATATATTTTAACGTTGTTTGCTATACTATAAAGACCGTTCCATGAGTTTAGTGTATAATATGTAAAATGATTTTTTAGAAAGTTATACATCTCTTTACAATTGTTTTTATTTACTTTTTTATAAAACATTTTTTCATCACCCCTTTTTTATTTTACTATTCTACTAAATTTTTTATACATGATTATGTCTGTTGTAATTATTAACATAGATATTAATTTACTTGCTATTAATATTTTTATGCTTTCGCTTTCACTTGCAATTGTTATAAAACTCGCCAAGCCTATTAATAGCATTATAATTAATGTAATATAATATATAATACTATTTTTTTTGATATAAATCCTCCTCATTTTTCATCACTCCTTTTTCATATAACCTACATGGTATATATATTTTTTTGGTATGCTAATTCATACCTTATACTTATATTATAGCATACGTGGTATATAAAGTCAAGCATTTTTTTATATTTTTTTATATTTTTTTTTGATATACCTAAACAAATGTTTGAGCCCCTATCCCCTATTATATAGTGAGAGGGGGGCGGTGCTAATTCATCCCCACCCGCCGAAAAACAAAAACAAACTTCCTACAACCATTTGACAACCACAAATAAAAAAGATATAATAGGGAGAGAGAGAAAGAGAGGGGTGGTAGAGAATGGAGAAAATGAATGAAGGAGAGATAATAGGCAAAGAGAAAGAGAGAGGAAGAGAAGAGATAAAGGTAGAATATAGAAATGGAGAGAAAGAGATATATAAGATAGAGAAAGAGGAAGGTGAAGATAAATGATAGGAGACGGGGAGCATGTATGCAAAGATGAGGAAGAAGTAGAGAGAGCGATAAAGAATAGGAGGAAGATAATATATGCTTACGAGGACATAGATGTAAAGGAGAGAACGGTAAAGAAGATACAGAAGAATAGGATAATAGTAATAGGAGTGAAGAGAGGAAATGGAAGAGATAAGTAGAGAATTAATAGATAGATATGGAGAAGACAGGGAGAAGATGAAGATACTAGAGGAGTTAAACGAATTAAGCATAGAGATATATAGGGACATAAATCATGGAGAGCCAGACAGGAGGAAGATATTAGAGGAGAGGACAGATGTAGAGTTAATGTTAAAGATGATAGATGAGATATATAGTTATAGTGAGATGAGTAGAGAGAAGATGTGGGAGAGGAAAAAAGAGAAGATAGAGAGGAAGTATTTAGACAGATAAAGGAGGAATAGAGATGACAAGTAAAGAATTACGAGAGATGAATAGATTATCGCAGAGGGAATTTGCGAGTATGATAGGGATAAGTCAAGCGGCGGTAAACAAGTGGGAGAGACAGGAAGTGAAGATAAGCAAGGAACATCAAGAGAGGATAGATTTAATATTCAAATTAAAGAGGAAAGTAGCGAGAGCGACGAGTTATGATTTAGGAGTATAGAGAGAAGAGAGCTAGTGGTGTGGGAAGAGAATAGAGACCATTAGCTTTTAATTATATAAGAATGGGAGGAAAGAGAAGATATGGAAGAAGAGATAAAACTAAGGATAGAGAGGACAGAGGAGATATTAAAGAGAGGAGAAGGGAGAGATAAGAGAGCGTACATAGCGGTATTAGACTTATTAAGGAAAGATTATGAGAGTATAAATAATAGAGAGCGAGCAAAAGAGATAAGTAGAGAGATAATAGAGTATATAGAGAGAAACAAGAAGGAGATAGAAGGGGAAGAGACGGGGGAATACATGAGAAATGCGTATGACACATTAGCAAGGAATGGAGATTTTGAAGCCTTCATGATAGCGATGGAGTGGAATAGACCAATAAAGAGTCAATTTTACTTACCAAGGAGGAGAGTATTAAAGAAGCATGGGTTTATACAGGGTATACAGGACTTACTAGACAGGAAGATAAAGATGTTAGTAATAGAAGCGCCACCAGGGATAGGGAAAAGTGTAATGGGAGAATTTGCGTTTTGTTATCAATATGTAATGCACCCAGAGAGGAAGTCATTAATGGGAGGAAATGCGAACATGTTAGTAACGGGATTTTACCAGGACATATTAGACTTTTTAACGAATCCCGAGTATAGATTTAAGGAGATATTTCCGAACTTTCCGAAGATAGAATACAGTGCGGAGTATAAGATGGTATATACGGAGCGTAAAAAGCGTGAGCCGAACTTAATGTTTGTATCAATAGAAGTAGGAGCGACAGGAATAATACACGTAGATGGAATGTTATATGTAGATGACTTAATAAAGACAGCGGAGCAAGCGAACAATCCAGAGCAATGTCAAAAGATAAGATATGCGTACACAGGAATGTTGCAAGACAGATTAGTAAATGCGGACGTACCGATACTAGTAATAGGAACTATGTGGAGTATAAATGACCATATAAGCTATTTAAAGACGAAATATGGGCAAGAGGAATGGTTTAGAGGAATAAGTGTACCATGTATGAATGAAGCGCACACAGAGAGTAATTTCATGTATGATTTTGGGCAAGAGAAGACAGTAGAGCATTGGGAGAGATTAATCAGAGATGATGATGAGATAATAGCGATGGCGAAATTTTTCTGTATAGCGATGGATAGAGAGGGAAGACTGTTTAACACGGACAACTTCAACTATTTTAGTGAATTACCGAGTGGAGAGCCAGACCACATAGTAGGGGCAGTAGACGTAGCATTTGGAGGAGGAGACAATTATTCAATGCCAATAGCGTATGTATATGGAAGAGAGGTATACATAGCTGACGTAATATATACAAAGCAAGGGATAAAATATTCAAGACCGATGACAGTAGCGAAGATAGCGCAACATAACATAAGCAAGTTGCATTTTGAAGCGAACAATGGAGGAGAGATAGTAGCGCAGAACATAGAGGGAGATTGTAAGGAGCAAGGGATAATATGCAACATAACATGGGGGAAAGTACCAACAACGAAGACAAAATTAGATAGGATATTAGCGGTATCGAGTCAAATAGCAGGAACAGATGACAATGCGAACACATTTAAGTTGTATTATTTAACGCCAAAGAAGCAGACACTAGAGTACAAGAAATTTATGTCATGTATAAAGAGATTTAGTCAAAGTTTAGACATACAGGGCAAGCAAGAAGATGACGCACCAGACAGTCTAGCGAATTTAATAAGCAATGTATTAGGAAAGACGAGATATGCGAAAGTAACGAGTAGCATATCAAGGCGAGAAATGGGAATTTAAAGCATTTTAATACAAGAGGATAGTAATTATACTATAAGAGAATAAAAATGTCTTAAAAGTGGCATTATGGAACAAATAGATATAAAACAACTTGCAGAACGAAAAAAAATATGATATACTAAAAATAGATATATAGAAAACTAGGTGGTGATATAAAAAATGCCAGTAGTAAATACAGACATACACGATTATGACATTGGAGGTATGTCATTTGGTAGAAGGAAGATATATACCGAACTAGAAGTGAACGAAGAAAACATAAAACAAATACTAAAAAATGCTTTAGCGATACATAATGTAAATGTATTAGAGATGGAGAAGCTAATAAACTATTATTTAGGGAAGCAAGAGATACTAAACAGGGTAACGCCATATTCAACGGAAGTAAACAACAAAATAATAATAAATTATGCACAGAGTATAGTAAGAGACATAGTAGGATATACATTTGGTAAAGACATAGAGTATGTGCAAAGGAAGTCAGAGTTAATAGAGGACGTAGAGGAATTAACAGCGATATTGCAGTACGAGGACGTATCATTAGTAGACATAGCGACAGCGACGTATGCTTCAATATGTGGAGTAGGATATCAATGTACATTACCAAGTGATGATTATTTAGATGAGACACCAGAGGTAGGAATAAAGATAGGGCAACTAGACCCAAGAAAAACATTTGTAGTACACTCTTATGATTTCAAGAATCCAATAGTATTAGCATGTACATATTATAAGACAGATAAAGACACGGTATATAAAATATATGATAAAGAATATAGAACAACGATAATAAATGATGAGATAGTGGAGCATGAATTACATGGGTTATCAGGAATACCGATAACAGAGTATGAGAACAATGAGTTTTTACTAGGAGATTTTGAGACAGCGATAACGATACTAGACGCATTAAACAAGGTAGCTTCTGATAGTGTAAACGATGTAGAGAATTTTGTACAAAGTTTACTAGTATTAATAAACTCAACACTAGGAGACACGAAAGAAGAGAGAGAAGAGACAAGAAACAATATAAAGAGAAATAGGCTATTAGAGATAAAATCTCCACAAGGGTTGCAAGCGGACGCAAAATATATAACGCAGCAACTAAATCCAGAGACTACATCAGAATTAAGGGAATACTTAGAAGAGAGTTTATGGAAGATAATAGGAATACCAGACAGAAAGACACGAGGTGGAGGAGGAGGCGACACAGGAGACGCAGTAAAACTAAGAGATGGTTGGGCTGACATCGAAGTAGTCGCACGAAACAAAGAGAAATACTTTAGGAAAGCGAAAAAGCAACAATTAGGAATAGCAATAGAACTATTAAAAGTAATAGACAAAATATCAGATAAGCTAACAGTAAAGGACATAGACATCAAATTTAGCAGAAACAAATCAGACAATTTACTAACAAAAACGCAAGCATATTCTGTATTAAATTCAACGCAAACATTAAATCCAGTAGACGCATTAGAGATGGTAGACATCACAACAAATGTAAACGAAGTAATAAGAAGAGGGGAGAAATACTGGGGAGATAAAATAGAGAATGAAGAAGAAATGAATAAAATAGAGGTTAATACAGAAAGCGAGGTAATAGAAGATGATAGATAAAGGAGAAGTCATTAAATGTCCAGTATGCAACAAAGTTTTGTTTATAAAAGACAAAGCGGTAAAAGGCGAAATCGAGATAAGATGTTTAAGATGTAAAAATATAAGTAAAATTGAATTAAAAGAGAGCTAAAAACCAGTGAGTTAAAGAGCCAATGAGATAGAAATATCTTGTTGGTTCTTTTATCATATAAAAAGGAGTTTGCACAGAGAAGTGCTATAAAACACACTCAAAAATTGCTCTAACTTGCCGAGCTATAAATACAAGTCGCATAAAACACAGAGAAGTGTTATAAAACTCTATGTAAGAGAAAGGAAAACGTATGGATTTAAAAGAACTACTTGGAGAAGCCTATAAAGAAGGCATGACTTTTGAGGAGGTAAACACAGCTTTATCAAGCATGAAACTAGCTGATTTATCGACTGGAAAGTATTTAAACAAAGACATGGTAGAAGCTGAGAGAGCTAAACTTGAAAATGAGAAAAAAGATTTAGAGCAACAGTTAAATGCCAAATTAACAGATGATGAGAAGACAGCGAAACTTGCAGCCGAGAAAGACAAGCAAATACAAAAACTAATGGAACAGCTAAAAGCAAACACAATGAGTGCTAATAAGAACAAAATATTTAGTGCCACAAATGAAATCAGAGGAAAGATAGAAATAGCTGATACTGATGAAGAATTTGGAAAGTTTGCAGGTCTAATCACATTAGAAGACGATGATAATAGCTCTTATGTAAGCAATTATTTATCAAAATTAATCAAAAATGCTTATGAAAAAGGGGTATCAGAGGGAACTAAGAAGACAATAGCTGGAAATAGTGATGTAAAGATAGGTGGACAGTCAAAAGACAAGAAACCAGAGCTTGATTATGGAGCTAGACTAGCTCAAAAGAACAAGAGTACTAATAAAAATACATACAATTATTTTGAATAAAAATTTAAGGAGGAAACGAAAATGTCAAGAGTAAAAACAGCACAATACACAACACCAAAAACAATTTTAGTAGCACCAGAACTAGCATTTACTTTACCTATTAAAGTAGCAAATACTGGTATATCAGCTGGAGCTGATGGAAGAAAAGTAATTTATGCAGGAACTCCAATAGCAGGAGATTTCACAAACAGAGCAACAGCTTTTGTAAAAGAAGATACTAAACCAAATGCAGTACTTTTACATGAAGTAGATGTAACTGATGGAACTGAAAATGCAACAGCAGTAATTTTTGGTTTTATAGATGAAAGTAAACTTGATAATGTAACAATCACATCAGCACAAAAAGAAGCATTATCTAAAATAACATTTGTTAAATAATAGGAGGTAAATTAAAATGACAATATTTGAAATCGTACAAGCACAATCAATCGCTTCATATTGGAACGAATTAAAACAAGATAGACCACCATTTTTAGGTGAAACTCTATTCCCAAATAAAAAGAAATTAGGATTAGATTTAAAATGGATAAAAGGTTCTAAAGGTCTACCAGTAGAATTAAAATTATCTAGCTTTGACGCTAAAACAATGATTAGAGATAGAATTGGATTTGGAGAAATGAGTACTGAAATGCCATTCTTCAAAGAAGGAACATACATAGATGAAAGATTAAGACAAGAACTTAACAAAGTACTTGAAAGCAAAAATCCAGAATATATTGACGCTATCGTAAATCAAATTTTTGATACAGAAAGAGGACTTGTAGAAAGTGCTAGTGTATCAAGAGAAAGAATGAGAATGCAATTGTTATCTACAGGTGTAATTAACATTGCTTCAAACGGTCAAGAATACACTTATGACTTTGGAGTACCAGCAGCAAATAAACATACATTAACAGGAAATGCAAAATGGAGTGATTTACAAAACGCTAACCCAATCGAAGATATAATTGCATGGGCTCAAGATGTTGAAGATAGAACTGGTGTTAAACCAACAAGAGCTTTAATGACAAGAAAAACATTCAATTATATTGCTAAAAACGAAAAACTAGCAAAATCAATTTATATTACAAACAATGGTGTAGGAATTGTAACAGACGCTATGGTTATAGACGCTATCAAAACACTAGCAGGAGTAACAGTAGTAATATACAATAAGAGATATGCTAATGCTAATGGCACAGCAACTCAATACTTCCCAGACGATGTAGTATCACTATTCCCAGAAGGAGATTTAGGTAATACATGGTTTGGTACAACTCCAGAAGAGAGTGATTTAATGGCTGCTTCTGTTGCTAATGTATCAATCGTAGATACAGGTGTTGCTATCACAACTACAAAAGAAACAGACCCAGTAAATGTATTTACAAAAGTAACACAAATTTCCCTACCATCATTTGAACAAGCTGATAAAGTTGTAATATCAACAGTAGCATAGGAGGTAAAAAATGGTACAAATCACAAAAAATGGACTTGTGCTATTGATACCTAAAAATGTTTATGAGGCAGATTATAAGAATAATGGTTGGAAAATAGTAGGAGAGGAACAAAAGGAAGAAAAGAAAATTGTTTCTACTCCTACAAAAGATATAAAAGAAGATAAAGAAAATAAGGTAGTTAATAGCAAAAAAAGTAAAAAATAATAGGGGGGTTAAAGATGTTATATAAAAGTGAAAACAAGATATATTTATTAGCAAATAATAAATACTATCAAATGCGAGTAGAAAAAAACGATTTAATTCCTGCCAAAAAAGCTATATATGAATTAAAAGATAAGACAGAAGTAAGTTATGAAGAGGCAATAGAATACTTAAAGGGAAAACTTACTACTAAAGCGAGTAACAATAGCACAAGAGGCTTAAAAATCAAATAGATTAGAGGTGTAGTAGATGGAACACGAAATATTAGAAAAATTAAAAAGAGGTTGTGAAGCTAGAGGGTTAATATATGATGACATCATTTATGAAGATGAGATAGACAATGCTATTGAAGTAGTAAATGAAAGAAGAGGATATAAACCAACGGCAGGAAAGCCTTTTGAAGAAAAATACAAACATCTAATCTATCGTATGGCTCTATATACTGTTTCAAAAATGGGAGCAGAAGGCGAAATATCACATAAAGAAAATGGAACAAACAGGGTATATCAAACTTCAAATGATTATCCAAGAGATATGTTGAATCAAATAATACCACTTGCGAGAGGTGTTTAATGAACGTATTATTAAGGAATAGAAGAAAGATATATTATTGTGAGTTGTATTTAGAAGATGGGATAGAGAAATTTAGAGAGCCACAAGAAGTAATGATAAATTTCGAGCCTACAAATTCAAAATCTCACATATTTGCTTTTGGAAATTACTATCCTATTTACTTAAGTGCAATAGTGTTAAGTAATTTTAAAATAAAGTTTAAAGCAGGAGACAGATGTTATATATACAAAGAACCACCAGAAGAGCATGATGTATTATGCTCAGGAGCGGACTATGTAGTAGAAACAGACGTAATGAAAACTATAAACTTTACAGAAGTAAAATTCAAGAGATTAACAAGTGATATTGATTATGAGTAATAGTATAAAAATGTCTTTAAGTAGTGCCTCAATAAACAGAACTATAGAAAAGATAAACAAATTAAAAGAGCTTATGAGTGAAGCCAAGAGAAGTGGAGTAGAAGAAGTTTTAGAGGGTGCTTATGAAGTAATTGTGTTAAACACTCCAATTGATACAGGGGAGACAGTAGCCTCAACTCTAGTAGAGATTAATAGTGGCAAAGCCAAGATTACTCAAACAGGAGACCATGTATTTGAAAATGAATTTGGAGATGGAAATTTAGCTGGAGATTATCCAGGAGAAAGACCATCAAACTTTCCAATACATAGTGGCGAATATTCTTTCGTGCCGACTAACCCTAGCAGTAAATATTACGAGGGGTATCTTAGAAAAGGAAGACCTTTAGTATCACAAGGACAGATAGCACATGCACAGATGTATCAAGGCTCTCAATATATACGAAATAATATATCAAATATTATTAAAAAGAAAGTGAGTGGTGCTTTATCGAAGATTTAGATTTAAGAAGCATACAAAATCAAATAAGAGATGATATACAGATGTATATTGAGGAAGATGGTACGTTTTTAAATGTGATGGTAAAAAATGCTTATGACATACCAAACAAAATAGAGTACCCATTAGTAGTAGTAACAGAGATACTAAATTCTGAGAACACAAAATATTCCACAAACGATGGCGAACAAGTAACAAATTTAACATATCAAATAGATGTATATTGTCAAAACACAAAGATAATAAATGATAATATATTAAATGCGATAGATAGTGCCAAACTACTTGGTACAAAAATATCAAAGCTGTTAGGTGGAGAGAGATACAAAATGGCAAGGGTAGGACAAGAGATATTACAAAGCCTATCAGCAGATAACACAGTTAAAAGACACACTCAAAGGTACGAGTGTTGTTTAGAATTAAAGACCAATACTTTATATAGGAGGTATTAATTATGAGTATTAGATTAAGCACAGCTGGTATAGCTTTAAAATATGCAATTGAAGAAACAAAAGGCACAAGACCAACAACAAGTTCTGCATATACACTTATACCAGAAATAAAAGAAATTCCAGAAATCAACCCAGAACCATCAACACTAGAAACTACAACACTAGCAGAAACAGAATATAAAACATATATTGATGGTTTAAAAGATTTAGGTGGAGCTTTAAGTTTTCTAGCTAACCTAACAGAAGATTTCAAAACTGCATGGGAAGAACTAGTGACAGCTTACGAGACAGCAAAAGGAGCAGGAAAAAATACTTGGTTTATAATAGATATTCCAGGAATATCAGAAGCAGTTTACTTTACTGGTAACCCATCAAATCTAGGTGTACCAGGAGCTAGTGTAGATAGTGTACTAGAAATAAACGCATATATTACACCAACAAATGCTCCAACATGGGCTGCAAAGCCAACAGTATAGTAATAATCTAAAATAAAAAAAGAAAAGGGGAAATAAATTATGAATAAAAAAATCAAATTAAATTATAAAGATAAGGAATACATTTTAGAATATAACAGAAAAACAGTAAGTGAATTGGAAAACATGGGATTTATAGCTAGTGAGTTTGCAAACAAGCCAGCTACCATGTTACCATTAGCTTTTAGAGGAGCGTTTTTAAAAAATCACAAATTTTTAAAACAAGATATAATAGATGAAATATTTACACATATTTCTGATAGACAAGGACTAATTGCTCAATTAAGTGAAATGATAGTAGAATGCTATCAATCACTTATGGGAGATGAAGTGGAAGACGACAAAGAGGGAAACGTATCTTGGGAGATAATTCAATAAAACCCAACGAAGAAAAAGAATTAACTTCCTATACAAAAATCTTTGAAGAAAGCTGCCCTTTTTATCTTGCGATAGGTATGACTTATAACCAATTTTGGTATGAGGATTGTTGGGTTGCCAAGTCATATTTTAAAGCATACAAAATAAAAAGAGAGCAATTAAATGAACAGTTTTGGTTACAAGGCGTGTATATATATGAGGCACTAATAGATGTATCTCCTGTATTACACGCTTTTTCTAAAAAAGGAACAAAACCACTACCATATCCAAAAGAGCCATATTCTTTATTTAAGAAACAAGAGGAAAAAGTTACTGAAGAAGAAATATATGTAGAAAGAGAGAAAGCTCAACAATACTTTAAAAATTGGGCTAAAGCTGTCGCAAAAAAAATTAGTAAAAAATAAGGAGGCAGTATATGGCTAATGAAACAAAAATCGATACTTTGAGTATTGATATAGATTACGAAGCAGGAACAGCCACAAGTGGTTTAGAGAGACTAACAAGTACTCTACAACAGTTAAGTGGAATTACAGGAAGTTCTATATCTGGTTTAAAACAAATTTCAACACAATTAAATTCGTTTACAAAAGTATCACAAAAACTTGGAGAAGTAGATTTTGCTAGTTTTTCTGGTGCGATAACTTCAATATCTAGTGCTGTCAAACCTTTAACAGAATTAGGTAAAAGTGATTTAAACAAATTTATAAATCAATTAAAGAAGATACCAGATATAAACAAACAATTAGATACAAAAACAATAGATGAATTTACAAAAAAAATAGAACAATTATCAAATGCTATGATACCACTTGCACAAAACATAACAAAAGTAGGAACAGTATTATCTAGTCTACCAAGCAAATTAAACAAAGTAAATAGTTATGCAAGCAAGACAAATCAAATATCAAGTGGTTTTTCATCATTAAATCGTTTATTAAACTTTGGAGCAATAGCAGCACTTGCCACAAGAGCAGGAAGAAGTTTAGGAGAATTTATATCAAAGAGTAATGAATACGTAGAAGACTTAAACTTATTTAATGTTGCTATGGGAGAAAGTACAGAAAAAGCCTCACAATTTATTAATAGAGTATCAGAGACATTAGGTTTAGACCCAGCTCCAATGATGAGATACATGGGTGTATTTCAAATGATTTCAAGTGGTTTTGGTTTATCTGCCGAAAACGCTTACAAGATGAGTAAAAACTTAACACAGTTAACTTATGATATATCATCATTTTATAATCTAAAAATAGATGAAGCAGCTCAAAAAGTACAATCTGCAATAGCAGGAGAGCTTGAACCCGTTAACAAACTAGCGGCATAATAAAGAAATTTATTATTGAAAAAGTTGATGAACGCAAGCAAAAGCGGTGTCCTTTAATAAGGGCTAACGATGAAAACCTAACCCTATTGACATATCAAAAGAGTAACGGTATAATTATATTGGTGATTTTATGATAGGAGTAATATATCAATATAATATAAACGGAAAATTATATATAGGTAAAACATATACCAAAGAAAGAAAAAGGCAAGCAAAACATAAATTTGAAGCTTTAAGCTTAAATAAGCATACACCTTTTTCAAGAGCTATAAGAAAATATGGTTGGGAATATGTATTATCTACATATAGTATAATAGAAAAAATAGAAGCAGAAACAAAACAAGAATTAAATAAAAAACTAATAGAGAGAGAAAGTTATTGGATAAAAACTAAAAATTCATTAATTCCAAATGGATATAATATACTTTCAAAAGGACAAATAACAATACCTCATACATATAACAAAAAAGAAATATACGAGAGAGTTAGAAAATCTTTAAAAGGTAAGTATCTAAATAATAAAAGCTCAAGAATGATATATTGTTTAGAATTAGATACTTGGTATCCCTCTATTAGAGAAGCTGAAAGACAAACTGGAATAAGAGATGATAGTATAGGTAAATGTGCTAGTGGAGTAAACCCAACGGCAGGAGGCTATCATTGGAGTTATGACGGTAAGACTTTTAGATTTGCAAAAGAAAAAGCTAGAAAAAAAGTTATTAAAGTTGAAACAGGAGAAATATTTAATTCTATATTAGAAGCTTCTAAAAGTATAGATGACAAGCCCTCAACTTACGGTCAATTAAAAACGGCTATAAAAAAAGGGTGGGCTTGTAAAGGAAATCATTACAAATTGATATAATAGGTATGGCAATATCGTGCCAAGACTAGAAATAGTAAGGTGTAACGACTAGGGTAAATCCCGTAGTGTTGAGATTAGCACAACACGAAGTGTCAACTACCCTTAGGGGTAAAGAGATAGTCTAAACCGACATTTGAAATAAAATGTGTTAAAGTATTAGGAAACTAACGGTATCATTGAAGAAGATTAGGTTATGCACTAGACCAAGCTACATTAAAACAGATAGCTCTTAATTATGGAATAGATGAAAGTTATACATCTATGACACAAGCTGAAAAAGCACAACTTAGATATATTGCATTATTAACACAAAACCAATCAGTACAAGGAGATATGGCTAGAACTATAACATCAGCTGCAAATGCGATGAGAGTATTACACTCACAATTTTCAATATTAGGCAGAGAAATTGGTAACATGTTTATACCAATGTTATTAAAGGTAATACCAGCTGCTATCGCAGTAGTAAAGGTATTAAATTTAGTAGTAAGAGCAATAGCAAAGATGTTAGGCTTTACATTACCAGATTTGAATTGGGATAGTGTAAATACGGGAGCTGGAGCTGTTGGAGATTTACAAAACAATTTAGATGGAGCTACAAAAAGTGCAAAAGCATTAAAGAGACAGTTAGCAGGTTTTGATGAGTTAAACAATTTAACAAGTCCGACACCAAGTAGTGGTGGTGGTGGAGCTGGTGGAGCTGGTGGTGGAGCTGGCTTTGAACTAGACTTACCAGACTATGACATGCTAGATGGTTTCAATAAAGGTATTGATGATTTAACAGATAAAATCAAAAAACTTCTTGGAATAAGCGAAGATGGTTTTGGAAACATATCTTGGAGATGGAAAGATATGGATGGCAGAATTAAAGCAGTAATAGCTGCTATCGGTGCTTTAATAGCAATCAAAGGACTTCTTAAATTAGCAAATATGATTAGAGTTTTAGGAGACGCTTTTGTTTACGTTAGAGCATTAGCAAGTAAATTTTTTGGCGTTTTAGTTGGGGGCAAAGCTACTGGTTCTGTTAGTATTCTAACAAAATTATCAAGTGCTTTTAATAGTGTAGCTTCCGCTTTAGGAGTAAGTGCTGGAGGTTTAGCTTTAATAATAGCGGGAATTGCAGCAGTTGTAACAACGTTTGTATATGCTTATAAAAATAATGAGAAATTTAGACAAAGTGTAAAAGATTTGGGAAAAGCATTTAGTAATCTAGTAAACACTTTGAGAGATAAACTACAACCTGTTATTGAAGCATTGCAACCTTTGTTTGATATGTTTATAAAGAATTTCAAAAGTGGAGCAAAAGACTTATTAAAAATTGGTTATGAACTCATAAAATTAGGTTTAGAGCAGGTAATAGATGGAATAACAGCCTCACTTACAATAATGAATCAAATATTACAAGGAGATTTTTCTGGAGCATTGCAAACATTTTTAGATATGCTTTCAAATGGTTGGAACAATGCAACAGATAGCATGAAAGAAATTTTACCAAGCATGGAAAATTTAGCAAATGGAATAAAAGACAGTTGGGGAAAAGTATTCCAAACAATATCAGGTTTGTTTACAAATCTAGCTTCATGGTTCTATACTACTGTAATAACACCTATAATAAATTTCTTTACTGAAATTTGGAATAAAGTTACAGAAATATTTAGTTCTATATGGCAAAATATAACCGATACATTTACAGGAATTGTAAGTTTCTTTGATAGTAATGTATCTACACCAATAGCAAATATATTTAGAACTTTATGGTCTGCTATTACAGGTATTTTTAGCAAAGCATTTAATTGGTTTGATGAAAAAGTGATACAACCTATTGTATCAGTATTTAAACCATTAATAACAAAAATAGGAGAGATATTCTCTACTATATGGCAAATAATAAAAGCATTGTTTGGAGTAGCTGCAAAATGGTTTGATGATAATGTAATACAACCAATAGTTAAAATTTTCAAAGCATTTTGGCAAACAACTAAAGATATTATACAAGGTATTTGGAATACTGTTGTAGAAATTATTGGTAAAATAGCAAAATGGGTTTATGATACTGTAATAAAACCAATAACACAATATGCTTCTGATTTATTTAATGCAATAAAGAAAGTAATAGAAAATATATGGAATACAACTACACAAATTATTGGCAAAATAGCAAATTGGATAAGTAATAATGTTATAAAACCAATAACAAGTGGCTTTGAAATAATATACACTACTGTTTCAAGAGTAGTAACAAATGTATGGAATAGTATAACAAGGACATTTGGAGGTGTAGCTAGTTGGATAAATAATAATGTAGTACAACCAATAGGAAACTTTTTCTGGAACACATGGGAAAGAGTAGCTAGTTCTATAAGTGGAATAATTAGCGGTGCTGTAAATGCAGCTTTAAGTGGAGTAGAAAGAGTAGTAAACTTTTTTATTAATGGCTTAAATAGAGTTGTAGGTGTAGTAAATGCACTTCCAGGAGTAAACATTGGTTATGTAAATCCACTATATTTACCAAGATTTGCAAAAGGTGGTTTTCCACAAGCAGGACAATTATTTATGGCAAGAGAAGCTGGAGCTGAACTTGTAGGACAGATAGGAAATAGAACAGCAGTAGCAAACAACGACCAAATTATAGCAGGTATTCAACAAGGTGTTTACAATGCCATGATAAATGCACAATCAGAGCAACAAAGTGGTGGTACAATAGTAAACATAGGAAACAAACAAATTTACAAACATTTTTCAAGTGGTCTAGGTGTAGAGAATAACAGACTAGGCACAGCAGTAGTAAGAGTATAAGGAGGTAATTATGGCTTTCAATGGATATTATATAAAAATTAATGGAAATAATTTCACCAATCCAACACCAAGCAAATATAAATTATATCCAAAAATCATACAAGACATGGATAGTGAAAGAACAGCAAGTGGAGAATTACATAGAAATATATTACCACATAGCCCACCAAAAATAGAGCTAGAATTTCCTCCAATGACTTTTGCACAATTTAGACAATATATGTCAGTAATGGACGCACATAATTTGTTAGTAGAATTTTATGACTATACAAGTGATAGTTACAGAACATGGAACATGTATCACAATGACATTGTAATAGAGGAAATAAACACTTATGGAAACGAGCATTATATAGATAGATGGGTAGTACATTTAATTGGATATTAAAAAGGAGGGATAATATTGTATACAGTAACACAGGAAGAAAGAGACGCATATAAAGACAACGGAAGTGTTAAGAGAGGATATATAAGTATTATTCCTCTTTCTGATGAAGAGCCTATAATACTAAATGAATACGATTTAAAAGATTTTACAATATTAGACGATATATATACACCAAACGAGGGTATAATAGGGAGTGTAATTGCAAAGCAATTATCATTAAATTTATTCAAACCAAGCGAAATTGATTTAACAAACAGAGAGGTTAGTGTATATGTAGGAGTAGATGTAATAGAAAATGATGAGACAGTAACAAAATATATTCCTTATGGTAATTTTATAATACAAAAACCAGAGAACGAACAAGTAACAAGTAGAACATCGTTTGAGGCGTTTGATTATATGGTAAAATTCAATTTACCTTTTGAAGACACATTAACATACCCTTGTACAATAAAAGACGTTCTAAATGCCATTTGTGAACAATGCGGAGTAGAATTAGCTACAACTTCTTTTGCAAATGAAAATTTTGTTGTAGAAAATAATCAATTTGTTAATGGAGAGAGTTGCAGAGATGTTTTAAAAGCAATAGCACAAATAAGTGGGTCATTTGCTAGAATAGGTAGAGATAATAAATTATATTTAGGTTTTTTAAATAATCAAATAATAGAGCAATTTAACACAACAGACTACATGTCTGATTTAAAAGTAAATAATACTTATGGAGCAGTAAATAGATTAATACTTCGTATGTCGCAAGTAGAGGGTGAAAATGTAGTAAGAGAAGATGAAGACGCAATAGCAAGAGATGGCTTAAAAGAACTTACAATAGCTGATAACCCATTTACATACACACAAGAAAAAAGAGAAATGGTAATAGACCAAATATGGCAACAAGTAAGAGGGTTAAGATATACAGACTTTGAAACAAAAGTTGTACCAAGACCATATATGGACGTTGGAGATGGTGTATTATTTGTAAAACCTGATGGAACTTCATTTTATTCATATTTGCTTTCACATGAAATATCATACAATGGTGGTTTAGGTGGAAGTATGAGTGCTACAGCAGATACAGAGACAGAAACAAAATATGCTTTTTTACCAGCCATGCAAAACAGATTAAAACATACAGAATTGATAGTTGATAAAGCAAATCAAACAATTACATCTATAGTAGAAGAGCAAGATGATATAAATACGAGAATAACACAATTACAAGCAAGTATAGGAAACATACAAGCAGATGTTAAAACAATAGGTGGAAATAACAAGCAAGAAAATTCTGTTGGAGCATTTGGTACAGATGAGTACGAACAAAGTGAAATAGGAGAAATATTAGCTTATGAAAATAACTATATAAAGACTACTACTGAAAGTGGTAGAGCAATAATGATAAGTGCTGGAAAGTGGTTTAAATTCAAATCTACAAACTTAATTATAGGGGAAACATACACATTAAGTTTTAAATATTCAAATGATGAGTTAAATACTTGTAAAATAAGTCTGATAAATAATAATGAAATAGAGTTAGTAAACACTACCGAAAAAGTAGAACTACAACATTTTGAATATACTTTTACAGCATTAGCAGAGTATGTTGAGTTATATGTGGAAACAGGAAGTTACTCAATGACTATAACAGATTATTACTTACAATCTGGTGGTACAGCTTCAAGTTGGCAGCCAGCTCCAGGAGAAATAAGAGGAACTAGTGTAAGCATATATTATAACGGAATAAAAGTAACATCTGAGAACTCTGAGATAATAACAAAAATTAACAACTTAGGTTTTAGTGTAGAGAACTCTGATGGTAAGATTTTAATAACAGTAAATAAAGATGAAGCTGTTTTAAGTGATACAAATGTTACTGGTGTTTTAAGACAGTCAAGATGGAAAAGACAAGTAATAGAAATAGAATCAAAAGAAATTTTAGTGGAGGTGTATGAATAATGGCAGAGAGATGGTTTGAAGCGGCATATAACAATAATAGTGCTACATTAAGATTACACGTTTACACAGTTGATAAAAGTATAGAAGGAAATTGGACTAAAGAAAGAGCAGATTTATACTTAAGAGTAAATGCAAAATGGGGATATTATAACAATTATGGTACTACAGCTTATATAGGAATAAATGGAAATGATACTACAAGAACAGTAACTTTTGATACTAGATATGCTAATGTAGGAGACCACTTGCTGTTAATAGGTACATGGGACACTACTGTATGGCATGATAATAATGGTAATGCTACAATAGGAGTAGGTTGCTCTCATGATACTGGAGTTGGACTTGGAACAGCTAGTGGAAATTCTGATAATGGTTGGTCTTGGCATGATGGTGGAGCTGGTGGAAATTGGTATCAATGTGATAGTATTCCAAGATATGCAAATTTTACACAACACTATGTATCTAATGTAACTTTAAATAGTGTCAAAGTATATTGGGCTACAGACGCAGCTAGAGATTGGACTTGGTATAGCAAAAATGGAGCAGAATATGTAAATGCAGGTGATACTGTAGCGAGTGATAACAGAAGCGGTAACTATACTATATATAATTTAACTCCTAATACTTATTATACAGTACGAACAAAAATAAAGAGAGCTGATAGTCAAAAAACAAGTGAAAGTGGTGTTGCAAGCTTTACCACAACAGATATTGCAAGAATAAAAACAGTAACAGGAGATATAATAGGTGGAGATACAGTTGTAAAATATTCAAATGCAAGTGGAGAAAGAACTGAAATAGGTTTGTTTACCAAATCAGATGTACCAATAGCCAATTATAGGGAATGTACAGGTTTAACATATACTTTTAGATTCACGGGGCAAGAAATAAATAATATGTACCAATTAGCGGAAAATACTTTATCATTAGATTTGGTACTTAAATTGAAGACAATATACGGAAATAGCACATATATTGATAGCAAAGATATAACTTATAAAATAAATCAAGATATAAACAAACCAACATTTACAGATTTTGATATAAAAGATATAAATGAAAAAGTATTATATTTAACTGGAGGAAACGGAGTAATATTAAATTACTCAGATTTGGAAATCGAAATAAAAAGCACACAAAAAGCAATAGCCAAAAATAACGCAAAAATGGTAAAATACAGAATAGTGTTAGGAGCTAAACAAGTTGAAAAAGATTACTCGCAATATAATTCTGTAAAGACTACAATAAACAGTATAGCTAGTAATTCAATAACAGTATATGCCATAGATAGTAGAGGTTTACAAACAGGTGTAACAAAAACACTAAATGTTTATAATTATTTAAGACCTACTATTACAAATTTATCATTTGATAGAGAAAATGGAATAGGAGAAAAAGTATATTTTTACATTAATGGTAATTTTTCAACTCCAGATTTTCCATATCATAAAAATGCAGCAAAAGTAAGTTTCAAATATAAGAAAAAAACAGATAGTGAATACGAAGTAGACTGGTTAGATATAACTGAGTTTAATGGACTAAATGTAGACCAAAACAAAGGAACAGTAGTAAATGCAGAATATAGCAACAATTTTATACCAGATGAAATAGAGGGAGTTCCTTATGATGGAATAGAAAAAGCATACAATGAATATACTGATGAAATATATAATGATTTTCCTATAAGAACTTTTAACCCTAATAAATATTTAGAATTTGAAACTGGTATTGAGTATGATATACAATTTAAAATAACAGATTACTTATCAGAAATTACATCAAAACAAACATTAAGTAGCGGTATTCCATGTACTGCAAAAGTAAAAAATGATGATAATAAATACAGTATTGGAATAAATAAATTCCCAGATGAACAATACGCTTTAGATGTAGATGGCGATATTGCAATGAATGGAGTAAATACAAATGAAATAGTATTAAAAAACAATGGTAAAATGTCTAGGACAGAAATATATTCTAATTGTTTTGCTTATTATAGGCAAACAGTTTCGGCTTCTAATACTGCAAAAGGAGTCTTTTATACAAGAACAAATATTACAGGTTCTTTTACCATTAAAGGTATAGTAGCAAATGCAGGAGAAGAAACAGAGTTTGAAACTTCATTTGATTTTGACGGTAATAACACAACGAATGCAATATGTAAAATTCAAAATTCAAATGTAATAAAGAAAATACTTATAGCAAATTATAATGGTAGGTTTTCTATTATAGTTGAAAAAACAGACGATAATGAAAGCTGGAATAATTTATACTTCTGTATTAATAAAATATATCACAAAAGCGATAACATAGATATAAGCGAATATAACACAAACACTTTTAATTTTATGTTAGCTACAAGTTTTACAATGCCTTATGTTGAGTGTGTGCAAAAAGCATGGGCTACTATTCCACCAGTGTGTATAGGCTCTCAAATGTTAGTAGAAAGTGTAAGTGGAAATGGAGCAGCAGCAAAAACAAATATGTTAGGAGCTTATGATTATGGATTGTTTGATAAATTAACAGAAGGAGTCACAGTACCAACAGGTTATCATATAGAATACAAAATAACATTTCAAGGAACTACTGGAGGAGATACATACATATATATATGGTTAAACAACATATCTACTGAAGGTTGCTCAACTTGGAGTGGTAATACATTTAGAATTTTAGCGTCATCACAAATGTTTGAAAAAGAAGATATTATTTTAGAAACAACGTATAATTATGCTAGAGAAGGTACTAACTTAAAATACGAAGTAACTGGTAATAGTGCTTGGGAATTTCGATATGTAACAATACATGCTTATTTAGTATCTGATGAATAAAGGAGGTAAAATAATGGGGCAAACATCAAAATATAATTTAAGGTATCCTGAAAGTACAGATTTTGTAAGAAACACAGCTACATATATACAAAATCTAGCAGAAGATGTAGAAAATACTTTAAACGAACAACTTGAAAATATAGAAAGTATTTTATCGGAGGTGTAATATGAGTATAGCAACAGAAATTAATAGAATAAAACAAAATATTGCAAATGCTTACACAGAATTACAAAACAAAAGTGCTACAATGCCAGCAACTCAAAATAGTGCTAATTTAGCAAATACTATATCTACAATACCATCTTCTGCTGTAAGTAATCTAACAAAAATAACCGTAAATGTAGAAGATGAGAAATTAACAGAGTTAATTAGTAATAATGCAATAGAAATAACATTGCCACCAACAAAAACAAGTATAGATGGTAGTTTTAAAG